TTTTGATTGAAGGCTTGCTTGCCAAGTTACCATCATCATCTTCTGATGGTAATCCGTATACACTCTGCAAAGTGTATCTCTTTAAGTAGGTTATGGCTGCTCCCAGTTTTTGTGGGTTCTGTAGTGAAGCAGGTTGCAGTATGATAGGACACTCTGATACATATGTGTTGTCATCATTTATTTGATGAACAGTAGTACGTACTGCAGGTACTGGCACTTCATGTTCTCCATGAAATACGTATGTAATTTCTTGAGTAAAGTACAAACCAAATTGATTACCTTGATTTACTGCTTCTATTACAGCTTCCAAAGTAGCATAGTTACTATGAAAGTGTGGGTTCTTACCATCTTTGTTTGCACTGATGGATAGTTTTTGAAACTCATGCATAGCAGTTTTCAAGTTGTACTCTTTACTTGGGACTGCTTTCTTGATATTAGTTTTATTGTCTGTCATGTCGACCTCCAGATGTTATAGATAATAAAGGGTAAGTAGGGATCGGCTTACCCTTTTTTAGTTACACGTACCGATCCACGTTTGTCTCTCTTTACTGATATCAGGTCGTTGTATACCTCCCTTTCATTAGGCCTGATCTCTTCTCTCAAGGCTTTCTTTGCAGCCTCAAATGTTTTTGCAGCATCTTCATGTTGCAAATATTGTTGTGTATATTCTGTAAAGCTATTGCTTTGTGATGCATCTCGTGCAGTCATCTTGTTGATAGGCACACCATCAATAGATAGTATGTTGTCTCGTAGAACTTGTGTGTTGTAATTCAAATCATCAGGTTCTGTGTTGTGAATTATATGTTCCCAAAACAATTTGATTTGATCTTGCATATTACTTAGATATTCTTCTGATGGATATACCTCTACTGCTTTCCATTGATTACCAAAGATAACCGAGAATACCATCTTGTTTAGTTTGGCAATCCATATGTAGAACTGTAGTTGTGGCATATAGTACTCAAGCATTTTATCCATAGTATTATAGGAGTATGTATGCTTGCACTCGATACCAATGTATTCAATTTCATCTTCAGCATTAGTTCCTGAGAAACCATCAAGTGTACCAGTAAGTTTAATCAAGCCATACTGCATTTGTCGAGCAGCTTGTTTGTTAAACTTCAGCATATAATTATCTTCAGCCCATTTGATATTGAAATCTTCTGTGGCTAATCCAAGTTGCACATTGAATTGAAATGATAAGTCAGGTCTACCTTGCAAACCTTTCTTGATTCTCCATAACTTATTCCAGTTTCCATTCATAATATCTATCATGTCTGAGCCACGAATGAAGTCTTCAATGTATGGCGATTGGGTAGGGTTGATTGTGCTAACTGTCATATTGACCTCCACGTTCTTAAGTTAGTTGCTATCAGCCTAATCTATTTATGTAAATAAATCAAGCACTTAAATATTTATTATGATCATTTTTATCTGAGTAAGTTGCTACTTTGCTTAGTATATTATCCACTAATTGAACACGTCTATTATAAGATGTGTCAGTGTATTTGATAAACTCAGCTAGTGACGGAAAGAATGTACTGGTTCTACATATCTCGTCACACGCAGCCTTAAGTATATCAGCAGGTATATGAGATAGTTTTGAAGCATACACTCTGCACTTCAAAGCTAAGTCTGCTTCAGTAAGTCTTGCTTGTGCAGTAGTACATACCAAGACCTCCATGATCCAGTTCTCAATAGTAGTTTGATTAGCACAAACCATTAGCTTCTTCATCAAGCCAATAGTTTTTTTGTGTTGCTCTTTTTGTTCTTCGATAGTTCCACTGAATATGTTTCCCCGTGGTAGTACCCATCTTTTGAAATCATATTCTGCTGTAACAGATTCACTTATTACGCAGTTCAGCATGGACTCTAGCAAAGAAACTGTTAGTGTTGTTGCTTTGCTTGGTGTTATTTCTTTTTGCTGTGTTAGTACTAAGTCTGCGAGTCTTTGATCTTGCACACCATTTTTTATATTCATTATCCCAGTCATCTCTTCTGACTTGGTTACGGATGTTAAAGTATTTAAAGTACTTAGTTTCTTCATTGTGGTCTACCTCCTTTAGTTCTTCTAATAGTTTGTGGCTTGGCTGCCATTCTTTAGTTAAGTAATTCATTTTAATAACTCTTTAAAAAGTTTATCAGGAATTATAGCAACCCATTTAGGATCACCATTCTTGCGTTTATATATAGCAAGATCTCTATTCTCTAACACCTTGAAAACATTAGGGAATCCATCAACAGATCTATACTTAATCTCAACAACATATTCTTTGCCATTGATTACTAGCTTGATGTCACCAGTATGTTCACCACCAAGACTCCCCGATAGTGGAACTTTTTTTACAGGTAACTTCCATGATGTGAATAGTTTTACAAACCAATTCTCGTGGTAGTTACCTTTGATTTTACTTTTGCTAGGCATTGATTATCCTATCTCTTATTTCTTTTAGTTCTTTAGCAGTTTCGCTATCAGGCTCAACTAATTTTAAAACATATTTTATAGTAGCTGATACGACTACCCATTCATGATTTGTTAATTTAACATCTTTATTGTTCATCTGATACTCCATCATTATAGAAGACAACAATAGAATGTATCCTATCACTATTTGGATGATCGCCATTGCGTCTGCTCATTATTTTTTCATAGTCAGTTTTTTCTGCATATGCCCAGTTGTTATGACCTAGTATTTCTTCGCAACATATATCTATTGCATCTGATTCAAACTTCATTAAAACTCTCCATCATTTAATGTTGCAGTTAAGTATACTTGCAATGCTTCGCACCAACACAGCAAGTTAAATAGTCTTGGCTCTTTATTTTTTCTCTCCCAATCACCAAGAGTTTTGGTATCAGTACCTATTTCCATAGCTAACTTTTCTATAGTAAGGCCTTGATCTTTTCTTTGTTTGATAAGTGTGTCTATTATTTTATTGTACTGATACCTTTGTTCAGGTGTCATCAGTACGTGTAATTTCTATTCGTAGCTGTCATACCTGCAGGTTGTAGCTTATCATTTCTTTCAGGGTAGAATAACATTGCTTGATAAAAATCATGATAGCTCTGTATCTTTACATGACCTGCACGATCTAGTTCATCTAGCTCTGGTGCTACATCTTCAAATCTTTCTTCCATTTCCTCGCTCCCATGTTTCATAGATTACCTCGTTTGGTTGATTTTGTTGCTCTTCAAATAAAGTCAAACCATAATCATAACCTTGTTTGTAATAAGTTGAAAACCTTTTTGTTTCATCTATCTCTCCATAGATTAATCCATCAGCCACTCCATCTTTAAAGAATGTAAGATAGTTTTGCCTTCTTTTTTCTAAAGGTGTTTGCATATTAATTCTCCTTAACAAAAAGAAATTCATATTTTAATTTCCAATATATATCGTCAAGTTTTTTGATGTGCGATAAACATATGTCTTGCGTATCATAAATATTATCTAAAACATCATTCAATATATCATAAGTATTTTGTATTATTTCCATTTGTTTTTCAGTTAAATTTTTAGTTTTATTATTTTGTTTAGTCACAATGACCTCCATAAAAAGGGGGATAACCCTCCCTATTATCCCCCATTAATTTATGCTACTTACTAGTGTGGCAACCAATCATTAGGCATAGGAGGACATAATGATTGCACTAGTAAGCAGCTTCTCTCTAACAATATCTACCTATCTGTCATCACAAGTGAACTTAATGTCAGCTTACAGGATAGACTATAGGCCGTTTAAAGACTGTAACCTTTCGGCTTGTTAGATTGAATACTTATACAGCTTGATACTGTTTACGTAATTGCTCATCAAGCCACAACTCATGTGAATCGTCAAGCTGATCTGCATACATTGTTTCCCACATCTTTGTGGTTTTAACAGTCATCTTGTTGACCCACACTTCTGAGTTATCATTGCCATATGGCTGTGCTACATCAATCATATGTTGAAACATTGATCGATAGTTTTCTGGTGATGCAATGCGTGATATCTCAGTGCATAACTTAAGTTCTTTTGTTGTGTATGTAATCATTCGCTTCTAGCCTCCACTAGTTTGTATGTTAGTTCTTGTGCAAAACTATCTATTACTGATACTTCCATGTTATATTCTTCACACATAGACATGAATTTATCTACAGACATATCAGCTATTTTCTCATATGTTTGTTCTAATAGTTGTTCGTAATATTGATTAGACATTTGCTACCTCCTTTATGTCAAGAAATATATTGTTGTTGTGTTGTAAGTATTTAGTAAACGCATTGTTACGTTCAACCTTAGTCTTCTCTGGTCTTGATACCTCTGTTGGGTGTGATGCCCAATGTGTGACTGTATTGTACAGACTCCATACTGTGCTTCCCATTTCGCTTTTGTATTGTGACCATAGTCTTTGAAGGTTGTATACCTGCGTTGCGTTGTAGTGTTTGCCATCTATTGTTGGTCGTGCTGAGTAGCATACCTTTTGAAACAATCGATCAGCATCATCTTCATCAACACGCATACCATGCCATGCTTTGTACTTGGCTTCACTATTACGAAAGACATCAAGTGAATGTTCCAGATGCTCAAAGTTATAGTTGAAGATACCATTGTGTTTGAGTTTGAAGTTAGCAATCTTATCAGGTGTAGTACATTCATTCATGCAGAACATACGCAAGCCATACGCATTGATCATGACTGACCACATACCATTGTATGAGTTACGCAATGTTATCTGATAAGCAATGTAATCATTGAGTGATGGATCTTCTATCAAGATATCTTTGCAAGTAAACTTGGCTACCATCAATGCACCATTGTCATGCATACGTACATTAACATGATAGTTCTTAGATATACGATCAAGGATATTCATTACAGGCATCACTACATCTTGATGTAACACTGGTCTGTATTGCAATGAGTGTGTTGCTAGATACTCATTAGTATCGGATCGTATCAGTGCAACACGATCAGGTATTGGTATGTCACCTGATGGATCATCATGTACGTTAGCTTTGATTGGTACAGTTTCTATTGGGAAAGCATAGTCTTCCCAATGATCTGCAGTTAGTCTTTCTAGTCCTGTTTTAGTCATGTGATTCATATTGTCCTCCATATTGAATCGTTAAAATATATGCCATACTACATACAGTACGTATCCAAAGATACCAAACAGTGTAGTAGACAACACCAAGTCTATCATCATATTGATGTAGTACTTGTTCCTATAGCCAGTATCACTGGCATTTTCTATGTGTAGTTTGATGTATTTCTTGTTCATTTATTCCTCCGTGTTTGTGATACACCATACATTGTAGTACTGAGTCCTACTGTGTATGCTGCAAACCAAATCATAATAGCTATATCATAACCTACAAACTCATACGTTCCAATTATGGATAGTGTTGTTAGTAATGTGCCAACAATAATGCAAAGTATATATGTCATTTCAAACTCCTTAAATTATCTAGGTGGTTGATGTTCCAATCGTGTACTTGCTTGCAATGAATAAACAAACGTAAGTCTTCACGAAAATAAATTATTGCAAAGAATATTAAGAACACAATGATTGGCCCTTTTTCTTTTGATAGAAATTCTAAATCCAATTTCATAATTAAACTCCAATTCAAGATGATCGTGTTAAAATTCAAGCACGAGCTATTACACGCAGGGGTTGAACCACCGACGTGTATGAGACGTGACTCATAGATTTGTCGAGACTCGAGGTCGAGAGAAATCTTTTACTATGTAAAAAATAAAGATAAAAGGTAGGACATAAAGCCCTACCTTGTATATAGATGTTAAGCGACACCAAGTGCTTTGTCTTTTGCAGTAACTTTCTTCTTAGCTACAGTAGGCATTGGTTGTTTGGCTAGTTTGTATTGTTTCTTGTTTTGAAACCAATCTATACCATAGTTAGGTTGTACCTTACCATTTTCGGTAGCCCACGCATAACCCATGCAAGATTCAAACAATGATGTAAATTGTTCATACATCTTCTTGCATATCTCGTATTTATCTTGAGCTACCATATAAGCAATCTCAACATATGATCCACGTACCTCGTCTTGGCTGAATCTTTCTACATCTTGATTGTATGTATACTGTGTCTTATCCAAGTAATCTTTGGCAGATTTAAGCGAATAAGCACATGATACTGCAATGCCACCAATCATTAAGAACAAGTCGAGATTGTATTTTGGATTTTCCATTCTCTCACCTTGTCCAGTTGATTGACGTGAAGTACCGTCAGCATTCATTGGTCTGTCGATAAGATAGTTATCCACATCATTGAATAATGTATCAGGTATTTCATTTAAGATTAATGTTGAAATATCATTGAATGTATTTTGTTTAGTTTTAGTCATATCTTTATCTCCTATGTTGATATGTTTAAGTTACAATCCCAAACACTTGGGAAAGCTATGCCCTTTACTCGTCATACGAAGTCAAGGGTGTTAATCAGCTTTAGCTGATAATGCGTAACAAATATTGATCACAACAATAATATTGAAACGGGGTGAAGCATTACCCTTTACTCGTATGGTATATTGCTAGGAGCTTGCTTTCCCACGTGTGCCTCGCAGAGTAAAGGAAGTGTGCGTAGAGAGTGATATTATCGCATGAAGAGTCAAGAGATCTGGGCGACCTTCAGATCTTTTGATCGGTATGAATGGGTCAATCCCATTGTGTACCGATACTATG